CTAAGAGGTTTGAAGAAGCAAGGCAGGGGTTTGTGGAGAACCTGGAGGATATAGCTCTTGGATTGGTTAAGGAAATGGCAGATAATAGGGATTATAAAGCTAATCCCACACTTCTTATATTCCTTCTTAACGGTAATGCACCTGAGAAATATAAGGGTACGACAGACAGTTCATCTGAAGCACGTGATGTTTTAGTAGAGCTAAGAAAGATGTCTAAACCCACTGTTATAAATATAGAAAAACCCATTATAGCTACGGCTAGTAACGAAGGTGCAGAAAAAACGGTCAATAAGTGGGAAGAGGAAAAGAAAGCTCTAAAAGAAAAGTTCGGGAGCTTGAAAGATGACAACCCAGACTCAGGTTAACGTACCTGAATATATATATAAACTGGTTGGATTTGAGCCTACTGAGGCACAAAACCCTATTTTAGAAAGTAAAAAAAGGTTTATCCTGGTGGCAGGCGGTGAGCAGGCGGGTAAATCCATGATTGCAAGCAAGTATCTATTGTCCAGATTTTCTGAAACAGAAGAACCCGGACTGTACTGGCTTGTTGCTGCAGACTATGAACGTACCAGAGCAGAGTTTGAATATCTTGTAGATGACTTTGGTAAGCTTGGAGTACTTAAAGAGACTACCAAAAGGGTAGATCCGGGTAGGATTGTACTCGCAGACGGTACCAGGATAGAGACTAAATCAGCTAAAGACCCCAGAACTCTGGCTATGCGTGCCCCGAACGGTATTATCGGGTGCGAGGCGAGTCAGCTTGACCTCGAGACGTTTTTCAGGCTCCGTGGTAGGGTCGCTCCCAAACGTGGATGGCTGTTTTTAGCAGGGACTTTCGAGGGCAGTCTGGGGTGGTATCCACAAATGCATATGTCGTGGACTGTTCCTACTGAAGATGAACAGAGTTTTTCACTGCCAAGCTATACTAACCAGCATCTATACCCCGGTGGAAGGCAAGACCCTGAAATATTAAAGCTGGAAAGAGAAGCATCTGATAGTTTCTTTATGGAAAGAATAGAAGGAATACCTTCACCGCCTAAAGGACTGGTGTTTCCTGAGTTCAGGGCCGATATGCACATAGCAGATATAGAATATACTGAAGATACTCCTGTACACCTATGGATGGATCCCGGTTATGCCGGTGCTTATGCCGTTGAAGCTATACAGATAATAGACGATAAGGTTGTAGTCATAGATGAAGTCTATGAACGTGGCCTTGTTACAGAAGAGATGATAGATATATGTAAATCCCGTGAGTGGTGGAAGGATGTACAGTTCGGAGTCATAGACGTTGCCGGCTATCAGCACCAGGCGATGGCTGCACCTGCAGAGATATGGATGAAAGAGACGGGATTGTACCTTTCTTCAGAAAAAGTTAAAATAAATGACGGAACTGAGCGTTTAAAATCATTTTTAAAGCCGGATCCGCTGTCAAAAGAGCCGAATATTATAATAAACAACAGATGTTTGGGAGTTTTGAGTGAATTTGGTGCAGCTCCGTCACCTTTTGATGGACAAACCAGAACTTATAGGTGGAAAACAGACAGAGAAGGCAATATTGTTGGAGAAACTCCGGAAGATAAACATAATCACGGTATAAAAGCACTGATTTATGGGCTTGTCGAAAGATATGGCTACGGATATATTGAGGGCAGGGACAGAATCAAAGTCAAAAGGTGGAGATAATGGCAAAAAGAAAACCAGTAGAGATAATTAATCTTGTAAACGACCACCATGATTCCACCTACCCCATGCGGGACAGGATGGACGAAGACCATAAGCTATATAGACTGGATCCCTACGATGCAGGTGACGGATACCAGTCCTATACCAGTAACGAACCACAGGTGTTTGCAGATAAGATAATAACCTTCTTAACCGCAGCAGAACTTATTATAAGAATCCCCGCAGGCGGTAATGAACGTGACCAAAGAGATATAAATAACGATAAAGAACGATTTCTAATAGGTGCCTTAAAAGCAGCAGACGATAATCTGTGTATGCGAATGACTCCACGGGTACGTGACCAATTGGCATGGTATACCACCATAAGAGGGTGGTACGCAGGAAGAACCCTTCTTGTAAAAGAAAAAGACGGGTCTACTACGATAGATATAACCCCCTGGGATCCACTTAATACCTATTGGGGAGAATCCTCAACCGGATTAACCTGGGCGTGCTATAAGATTAAAAAGACTTCTACCGAGATAAAAGAACAGTACGGTATTAAGCTAGATACCTCCTCTCATGGAGTCGATTCAGGCGTAGATGTATATGATTTTTATGACAGGGAAGATAACTATGTCGTAATGGATGATAAGATTCTGAAAAAAAGAACCAAACATGGCTATGACGGAGTACCTGTATTTCTTGGAATGGTGGGTGCAAATCCCCTTATACAGTCTGATGTTATAGGCAGTGAAGCTATATCAGATGTAGGAGAAAGTATATTCAGGGCCAATAGAAATAACTATGAAAATAATAATTTTATGCTATCTACTATGCTTGAACTTACAGCAAGAAGTAGAAAGCAGGGACTTAAGGTTAAGTCCAGAGACGGTACAAAGACCCTTGATGAAGATCCCTACAAGGAAGGAACAGAGATATCTTTGGCACAGGGAGAAGATGTAGAACCTCTGGGCATGATGGATATGGCGAAAGAGTCCGGGGCGTTTATGGGACAGTTAAGTGGAGAGATTCAAAGAGGAGCTCTGCCCTATTCAATATATGGACAGCTTGACTTTCAACTGTCTGGATATGCTATCAATACACTCAGGCAGGGCGTAGAGTCAGTTCTTTCTCCCAGAATAGATGCCCTTGAAAAAGCATACAGAAGTATATTCATGATGCTGTCATCTCAATATGCGTCAGGTAGCTTTGAAGCCGTAGAAGTAAGCGGCATGGGTAAAGACAGAACATATTTTTCACAGGAGATTACTCCTGATATAGTTAAAAAAGGTGGAGATCCTGAAGTAACTATGGTATCTCAACTGCCACAGGATGATATGTCTAAATACAGTCAGGCTCAAATAGCAAGAGAAGGAGAAACTCCTTTGCTGCCTGATATATTCATAAGAGATACAATACTCGGTATGCAGGATGCAGACCAGATAGAAGACACACTAAAAGAACAGGCAGCAGAAAGAGCTCTGCCGGAAGCACAGCTTTGGACTTTACTTCAGAGTCTTGAAAACCGTGGTAGACCTGACCTAGCCAGATTCTATTTTAGTGAACTTCTAAAGATAGTTAATGATAAACAAATGCAGATGCAGCAGCAACAGATGCAGATGATGCAGGCAGCAATGCCTCAACCACCACAGCCACCTATGGGACAGCCACCTATGGGGCCTCCGGGTATGATGCCACAGGGAATGCCGCCGGAAATGATGATGGCTCCACAGGGTGGGCCGGGATTACCTCCAGAGGTGATGCCTAACGCTGCTATGGGTGTTCCACCGCCTATGCCTACACCACCGATGGGGCCTATGGTTCCGCCCGGTACGCCAAGACCGGGAGCATTATCAGAAGGGGAGAGATTAGCACGTATGGGCCTTATCGGCCCGGGAGGATAGCGTGACTACGCCAGATTCCAGAAGACAGAAAGTACAGAACTTAATAGCAGAACTTCAGGTTGAAGCCAAACCGGGCGAACAGGTTGTAAGTGACGAAGACTATATCAAGTGGCTCGATTATATATACAGAAGATATGTAGAGGCATCTGGATATAAGTCAGGAATAAAAGGTGCAGTATCGTCTTTGATAGGACAGGCCGACTATGATAAAGACCTACACAAGCAATTTGCGTTTGCAATGATGGGGTCTATAGGTACCGAACCTGCCGATATGCGTGTCCGTGAATGGGTTGGCAATAGGTTCGGAGAAGAGGTTTTTGAAGGTTACGGCCAACCAGCTCCTGTATCTCAGGCAGGTATGCCACCTCAAGAAGTAGAACTTCAGGATTATGGAGATACATTTACTGCAAAGAATATAAAGATGACAGATCTTCCTGATATGTCTCAAAGAATAGATGCAAAAGCTAGTGATGATTTTTCTACTTATAATGTAGGTAAGAATATGATGGTGGATTACTGGAAAGATAAAAGTTCTTGGTATAAATCACGTGGTGCTTATGCAAAAAAAGCAACTGATAGAGAATTAACAAGACTTAGTAACCAGTACGACATAGAAAAAACTATAGGTTCATATAACAGGCCGTATATAAATTACTTAGAGGATTATTCTAAAGGAAAGGTAAAGCCATGGAATAATGCTATGTGGGGTGCAGCTCTTGATTCTATATCTAAAAACAAAGGGTTTAAAGATATGATTAACGCAGATCCAAACATAGTTAAACAGGTAAGTCAACTAGGAATAGAACAAAATATACCCACACAGGAATTAAAAGACAATTTAAATTTGGCAAATTCGATTATAAGTGATTATAATGATGTTGTCGGATGGATAGTTGGGAAAGAAAGTGGACGATGGGGTGCAGGTCAAGAACGAAATAGAGCTTATGAAAATCAATTAAGAAACAATGTAAATAGTTTCCTAATAGAAAATATGGGGCAGGATATGAATATGATTTCCGGCCCTAACGCAGTACCGGGAACAAGTGCGGTTATAGGAAGAAAACTCTTTAACGAGTGGAAGGATAGAGGATTTAACTGGACAGAAAGAAAGAGCGAAGCACAGAAGTTCCAAGAAGAAAAGATGCTAGAACAGGGATTTAAACTAGAACCCGCAGGGAGGCAACAACAATGGTAGCAGTAGGACGATTAAGACCAGTACCCGATTCAACTTTATGGCAAGATGAAGCGGGAAATTATTATCTAGATGCAGAAGGAACTATTCCTGCACAAGATGAACTTCCATTTAGTAGACCCCCTGCAGAAGCCCAAATGTATAGGGAAATGGAAGACCCCGAAAAATGGGGAAGAGTATGGGATCGAGCCCTTTTATCTGACCCATACTATCAGAGCTTGGGTTACTATGGCCAAGCGGCTGCGGATAGACCGAGAGAAGAAGCAATGAGTAGATGGGGGTTGGGATATATCATGCCAGCTACTGGAGACTTTGAAGGATGGGCAGGAGGTTTTGGTGTTCCGTCTTTGGCAGCAGAAGAACCAACAGGAACTGTTAGACAATTTTTAGAATCAGGAATCTCTTTGTGGAAACGTGATGATTGGATAAATGGAATGAGAGCAATGAGAAATATAGGTCTTATTCCTTCTGCTATAGATCCTAGTCAATTTAACGCTATGGGTGGAGCCGAAATATTAAATCAGTTTGATCAACACGTTGCTTCCCAATCAGACAATGCTAATCTACAAACAGCATATGGACGAATAACTACAGCCCAAGTAGATGCCATTGCTTTCGGTGTTATGGGTATTTCAACCCTGCCTCCTAAAATGAAGGAAGCATATGTACGTCAGTATTATATGGAAAAATCTAGGATAGAAAGAGCCTTTCCTGACCTTGTAACCACTCCACAGAATTGGATTGCCTATCTTGCATTTAGTGGATGGAATCTTAACGGACTTGGTTTGCCTGTAGAAGGTCAACAGTTTAGAGATGCAACTAAACCTATTCCTCCAGCACCTACAAATATTCCATCAGCAGAAGGAGCTAAAGCATTAGTGGTTGCTGATGGTGCAGCCGACCCAAATAAACAAGCCACTTCTATAGGAGAAAGCAATGAAACTCCGGGTAAATCTACTGTACCGGATAATACTGCTGCAAGTACAACCCATATAAAAACACATCAAGGACAATCAGGTAGTATTGCTGATTTTGAACCGACAGTATATGGAGATGAAGACCGTATTACAGAGACAAGAAGAACACGGGGGGAGCTGCCTAGCACAGATTTATTACCGGGGTCTTTTGGTGGAGAAGATATTTCTACCGAGATACCTATGGCTACAAGACAGTATTTAACACAAAAGAATCTTCCCTTTACCCAAACAGGAGAACCAAGATATACGCCTAGCACAGATTTATTACCGGGGGCTTTTGGTGGAGATGATGCTTCAATTGCTGCTAATATAGCAAATATATTTGACAATGCTCCAATTCCTGAAAATCCTAAAGATATTAATTACGTTTCACCATTTACTCCTGTAATACCGGGAATTCAAGATACAAGTGGTTATGACCACCAGCTTCAAGGCTATACTCCCTTTACTGGACTGCCTACAGTAGGTTCTGCTCCTTCTGAAGTATATGATCTTGAGGGTACTCAGGGACTTATTGGTTCAATTGGCGAAACAAATATACCCAAACCTACTATTTGGGATTCATCTTTAGGAACCACTTCAAAGGATAGAATAGCCAAGATACTTAATCAAAGTGATTCTTTGCCTTGGGGTGACCAAGCAACTCGGGAACACCTTCTAGCTACTCCACCTAGACCATTTTCATCCTTGACCCCTGAGCAGATGGGACTATTTCCCGGCCATGTTGGTGAGTGGACTATGTCCGAATATCCAACACCTTATGAAGAATGGACACATCCAATACCTGCCGAAGATAGGCCAGAGTTTGATATAGCATCAGATGTGTATCAAGAACAAAGAAAAATCCTAGGATATCCAGAGGGTTTTCAATTACAATACGATAACCCTTTTGCATATGCTTGGCAAAAAGGAATACAAAATCCTTGGAGTAGGACATTCGGTATGGATTATCCGGGCAGAGGATGGTAATAACAATAGATATATTGGAGATAAATTATGACTATGAATTATGTTGACAGATTTGATGCAGCCCAGGGAGCAAGAACCAATAGGCTTCCTACTGGTATTAGAGAAGAGTGGAGAGAAAGAAGTCCTGAAACTTTCGCTGAATACGCAAGTCAATATGGTGGACGTGAAATGAGAGAAGGTCTTGGCGATTGGGGACGAAACCAACTTAGAAACCAACTTAGAAACTTACAACCTACTATTTCAAAGCCTCCGTTAGGAGGAGCACTACCTTACACTCCTAGGGAACAACCTCCTATTTCAAAGCCTCCGTTAGGAGCACTACCTACACCTTCACCTTTAGGGCTATCGGAAGTCAGACAGATGTTTAAAAATAATCTTTCGCCTATACCTTACACATATGACTATACCCGCAGTCCGTCGACTAACATGCAACAGGGCCCTTACACTCCTAGAGGCCCCATGACTGGCCCAACTATTCGTAGAGGAACTGATGTTGGGGTTGATGTAACTCCGTGGATGGCAGGAGGTGCATTTGAACCAAATAGTACTGGTATTCCTTGGGATTATACGCACCCTTATCCTACTCCTAGCAGAATTGGCCCGGCAGTTGTACCACCTAGAGGATTTACTGGTCAAATAGAAAGAGGTTACCGTGGGTATCCACAAATGCAACAGGAAATTAATCCATTACCACCATGGGTACCATTTAGGAGGCTGATGCCTATACGTCCACCAACACGGTATCCAACCTCAGGAATGCCGGTAGAAGGATTTTAAATAATAATGCTTATAGAGGATAGATTATGGCATACACTTCAATAGATTTATGGGATGCACAAAACCCGGCACGACCTTTTGCATCTGGTGTAAATACAGGGCAAAATACGGGAGCTACTATGGGAGTATATATAAATGGTACATATTACCCTAAAGACCCAAGGCTTGATAAGGAACGCTATAAGTTTACCAAAGAAGGTGGGTGGACGGGAGATAATCCTGCTTGGACTATAGACTCTCAAGGCAATATTGTCAGACCTGCAGCACAGACAGGTTTTGGTGGTACTGGTATTGGTTATTCAGACCTAGGTGCTGGAAATACCATTGGACAGAATGCTTTTTCTAATTTTAATACTCCACTTGCACCAGATCTTGTAGAACCACGGATGGCTTACTATGGCAGTGGAGCTGGACAGGCATTCGGTGATATGTCTCCTGCCAAAAGAAGATTTTTCCAAAATAGCTTTGAGCAAATCTACGATGAGTTTCTTGGATACCAAAAAGATCAGATGAGTAAAGGAATACCAGAAGATGCAACGTTCTTTACTGACTATCTAGAAACCGATCCGTTTACAAAAAGATATGGCAAATTAACTCCAAGTGAAAGAGGAGAGTCTACAGCTAGGTATAGTCCTAAAGCTAGACATATATATTTTTAATGGGAAGACCATCACAGGAATACGTAGACAACTCAATAAAAAGACTTGAGGAAGATAGGCAGAAGGGAGTTACCACACAGGTAATGGAACGTGCAATGCCTATTGCCGCAGACGTATGGAACCTAGGTTTTGAGGCAATGCCTGAAGCGGCTTATTCTCTGGCTACAGGCTTGATACCTGAAAGTATTCCTTATATAGGTGGCGGTGGTGAAAGAGCAATAGAGACAAGAAAAATAATAGCTGAACGTAGGAAGATGAATAAGGAGATAGCAGAAAAGTTTGGTGCGTTTAAAGCAGGCCCCGTAGGCATAGGAACTTCTCCTGAATATGCCAAACATTTATACGAAACAGGAAAAATACTAGAGAAGAGATTTGAGGAACGTCCGTGGTGGCAGGAGATAGGAACAAGTGTATTTAATCCTTTGGATTGGGCATTAGGTGCCGGAATAGGCAAGGTGGTTGGAGCGGGAATCAGGGGAGTAAAAGCCCTGCGTGGTACAGGACTAGCTGCAAAGGCTCTGAAGCCTGCAGCAGAAACTAATGTAGAACTTCTTCCTTCTTGGTTTAAAAGATTCAATATTCCTGAAACAGACTTAAGAAAAGCCGCAGATAATATTCCTACTCCACCTATTACGCAACCTACTACTCAGGCACTAGCTATTCCCTTTAATGTTATTCCGCCTATTGCTAAAGCGGCAAGACCTTTACAACAAGGTGTAATGGATATTGCCGACCCTACTTTATATCCAATTCCATTACCTACACAAACTCCAGGTACTCAGTTACAACAAGCTGCAGAAGGACTAGGACGTGAGATGGCAGAAGGTCTTGGCATAAGACCAATTCAACAGCAATTATTACCCGGACAACGTGCGATTAATATAGCAGAACAACAAAGGATGCCTTTCGATGTAACTAAAGGTGAGGGATTGACTCCACTAGCTAGAACCAAAGATGTGCTTGAGGGGCTGGAAATAAAAAAACCAGATATATTACCCGAAAGATTTAAAAAGTTTGACCTTCCAGACATTCCTATTGTAGCTAGACCAAGAGAAAGTTCAATGAAATATCGTCCGGCTGGTGTAGAGGGCGAAAGATGGATTAATCCAAAAGATATACTTGGCCCGTCAGAACAAGCCACAATTGATAATTTTAGATCTCTTTTAAGTAGCCCTCAGAAGTTAAGTGGTGTACACATACTCCCAGATAAACTAGCTGCTTTAATGCTTACTAGAAATACTAAACGATTATTTAGTGAAGCAGAGCAACTGGATATATTTAATTCTTTTGCAAAGAACATGGATGAAGCTGAGTCAAATATGTTTGGTGCATCAGTTGGTAGATTTGAAACAGCTTCTGAAATCCGAAATAAGGCACTTAGAAACATAAGTGAAGCAGAAGAAATAGAAGCTGCACGTTTTAATGTACAAGCATTTGAAACTCCTTTCTTTAAAGCTAAACCTATAAAAGGATATATAAACGGTAAAATAGTTCCGTCTGCAAAAGAGTCTCCTGAACTTCTTCAATCAGGTGAAAATATGGTTATATCAATGCATGGTGGCAGTTCAAAAATGTTTGAGAAATTAACAAGAACTGGTGTTGCAGAAGGGCAAGAAAAAATATCTTGGAAAAATACATTAAAGGCAATAGTTACTGATGTACATGGGCCTAAATGGTTTAGGTTTGTACCGGCACTTACAAAATTTGCTGCACCGGAATACAAGCGTGGCGTAAGCTGGGCTGAGTCAGTAGGTATTGATGGTATATATGATACCCTTATAGAGCCTATGTCTAAAGCTATTACCGCTACCAAACCATCTTATGAAGCTAGAGAACTAGCTAGAGGAGGACAACTAACTGAAGGGGCTAAAGCTCTTATGGGTAACATGAGGAATTTGTTTCCCGGAGATGATATTACTGCAGCTTCATTATATAAGACTAACCTAAGAGTTCTGGTAGGTAGACTAGGCCCCCATCAAATGGATAAGCCTTTAAGGGAAATATTAGATAATCCTGAAGAAGTACACAGGATGATGATGGATGTATTTGAAGCAGCCTTTGAAGAGCTTTATAATAATAAAGCATATACAGGAATGTTTAATCGGCTTGATGATGAAATGCTGCAGGGATTACGTTCTGGAAAATTTAACACACAGAAGGAATGGGATCGTATACAAACAAGACTAGAAGAGTTACAAGCAGAGGCTATAAGTAAGGGGCAAACAGTAAGCAGCAGTGGACTTGCTGGCCCTTATGCTCTGAATGATTCAATAAAGGCTTTTCATTCTATCTTTAATCTAGGTACTATTCCAAACGAATATGCTATACATCAGCTTGCGACTTTATTAGGCCCTAATGTAGGTAAAGCTCTGTTAGCTAAAAGAGTAAGCACCATTGCAAATAGATTATCTAGAATACCGGGAATGAGTGCACTTGCTCCTGTTGGGCGTGTGCTTGGATTAAAAGGAATAGGAAACTCTACTCCACAGGAACTTATATGGAATCTAATATCCTTACCCAAAAGTCTTAGAGCATCATTTGACCTATCGTTTGCTTTTAGGCAGGGAATGGTGTTGCTAGCACATGATCCCAAAGCATGGAAAAGTTCTTTTAATATGATGCTTAAAACTGCATTACCGGGTGGAGAACGGGTTGCACTTGTAGTTGATAATTCAATTAAAAATCATGAGTTATATCCTGTATCTCAAAGGGCAGGATTAGATTTAACAGACGTGACCGGCATGCTTAATATAACAGCTAGAGAAGATGAATTTCAGTCAGCCTTGGTACGTGGTATTCCATATATAAGGGCATCTGAAAGAGCGTATGTGACTATGGGTAATAAGTTACGTTTTGATACGTTCCTGAATCGTGTTAGAGACTATGAGATGGTAATGAGAAACGCAGGTAAAGAGATGTCTTCATTTAGGAAAGACCCAGAGTATTGGGATGCATTAAGTTGGAATGCTAAATTTATAAATGATGCTACTGGAAGAGGCCCATTGCCTAGAGCAATGACAGATGCCTATGGAAGTCATTGGGCAAAGACAACTTATTCTGTGATGAACGCATTTCTATGGTCACCAAGATTTTTAACTTCACGTATAAGACTTCCCTATTCTGCCATGATGGCTTCAAGAAAAATGGGTAATTCTACGGCTAGAGCAGCAATATCAGGTGTGTCAACAGGACTTGTTTCATGGGTAGGTACCGGTGTAAGCCTTATGCTTTTCTTTAAATACTTTATACCCGGAGCAGATGCAGGAATAAATCCTAATGCAAGTGACTTTGGAAAGGTTAAGATAGGAAATACTACATTTGATATATGGGCTGGTTATGCTCCTTTGGCAAAAGCAGTAGCTCAAACAGCATCAGGAGAAAGAGAAACCACTACGGGAAAGACTATGGATGTAGACAGGCTAGATGTTCTAGGAAGATTTGCCGTATCAAAGTTTTCTCCTGCAGGACAGGCAGTTAAAAAATATGCTATAACAGGAGAGGGATTCTTTGGTGAGGATGCAGATATATGGACAGACATGAAAAAACCTGCATATACACAAAGTAGCTTATGGTATCAGATGGTAGTTCCAATGATGATAGAAACTATACATGATGCTTATGACGAATATGCAACCCCTATGGTTCCTGCAGAAATGGCAGAGAGAATTGGAGTAGATCCTTCAGAACGTAGAGCCGGATGGGATGCTTATCTTAGAATAGCAGGTGCGGGTATCGCAGAAACATTTGGTATAGGTACATCTACATATATAACTAAAGAGGATATAGCCAAAGAACTTACCTCTGCATGGGAATCTCCTTTGGGGTATGAAGAATTACCAGAGATGGGCAAAGAACCCGGTATAGTGACACAACAGACGGTTAAGCAGATAGGAAGAGAAAAAGAGACTGCAAGAGGTATGGAAAGAACTTCCGGATTAACCGGGGAACTTGCAGAACTTAATAGAAACGAACAGGATTCTATAAACAATATAGGTACTATAGGACTGACTATCGGTGGTCAAACTATGTCTGTAAATGAATGGATTCAAAGTTATGAGATGCAGAATATAAAAGGTGTCCCAGATGCAGTAAGAAGCAAAATAGGTGACCTATTCTTTTCTATACGTTCTGACTTCTTTTCCAGAAAAGACCAGTCTATGTATGGAGAGGAATGGAAAGATATTACTGAACAAGAACTACAGCAGATGGACTTTAAAAATAGAAAACTTGCAGAGTGGAGAAAGATAAGGTCTGGAGCACGGGGAGCTGATGAATATAATAAGATGCTGGATTCGTTTGAAAATAGTCTTCAGAAATCTGCTCATCCAGAGGCATCTATGGCTTTAGCATGGGTTAGAATGAACGCATATGATATAAATATACCGGAAAATATTCTTCCTCACTTACCGTATATAACTCAGGTTAAATACGACATGGCTAGAAAACTAAGAAGTTCGGGAAGTCCATTTGTTGAAGGATTTGGTGCAGAAGAAAGGCGTGTTCCCGAATCTGTAAGAGAAAAAAGACAGGCTCTGGAGCAACAAGAAAGGCAGAAAAAACCATTGCTGCAGGAATTGTATAAAGGATAATAGACGTTGACAATATTACTTAGTGTAACTAAAATTTGAAATAATGGAGGGAATATATGGTTACAGAAAATGAACAAATAGTAGAAGTGACACCCGAACCTCAATCAGAGGTACAGGTAGAAACAGCTACGCAGGAGCCGGTAGCAGAAACTACTGAACAGCCTGTAGCGGAGGATACTGCCCAGGTTACTAATCAACCAGAAGCAGCTCAACCGCAACCTGAGACTGTACAACAGGGGGAGCCAGTACAGACTCAAGAGCCCGTAGCTGAACCAAGTAGAATGGCTAATCTACAACAGACTATTGCTCAACAGCAACAGCAGTTACAGTATCTTGCTGACGTTGATGCTCAAAACAAAGCTCAACAACAGGCTATTGCATATCAGAAGCAACTAGAAGAGCAGGGTTGGATGCCCGACCAGGCACAGACCGTAGCTCAAAACTATGTTTCACAGATGCAGCAGTCTCAGCAGCAACAGCAACAGTTGAAGCAACAGCAGGAGTTTAGGGATGGACAGAGAAATGCATCCATGTTTTTTGCAAAGAAATATGGATTAGGTTTTGATGATATGCCTTCTCTTGAGAAACACGGTACTCCACAGGATATGGAGACTGAAGCTAAAAGGATACAGGAACTAAGGCAGACTAAAGCTGAACTTGATGCACTCAAGAAAGCACAAGTCCAGCCACAACAATTTGATACTAATCAACCTGCTGCAAGTGCATCAGGTTCTGAGGACGAACTCTTAGATCAGTATAACTCGGGGGTTAGAAACTCCCAAACCGAAGCAGCAGCCAGACGTGCTGCCGGACTAGGCTAAAATCTATTACCAATAGGAGGTAATCATGCCACAGACTTCGACAACTGGGAATCTAGAAAATGCCCAGAAAATAATTATAAGTGCTGCTCGGTACACCGAGGAACACAACGCACCTGCTATGGCTCTTATAGAGAGTTTTAGCCTTGGAAAAGGCGAGAAGCAAGTGACTGTCCCTAAAGTAGGACAGATGACTATGTCAGACCTAGTCGATGGTCAGGACATAGTAGACGAAGAAGAAATCGGAATGACAACTGTTGATCTTACTGCGTCTGAAGTAGGGGCTAAAGTTATCATTACGGATAAACTTCTAAGGCAATCGGCAGTCAACGTAATGTCTATTATAGGCAGGCAGTTGGGTGACGGTATGGCTAGAAAAAAGGATACAGATGTTCATGCATTGTATTCTGCTCTTAACGGAGGTACTACTCTTGGAGCAAATGCCACAGATATGAGTCTAGCCTTTGTTGCAGCAGCGATTGCTTACGCTAAAGCAAACAAGTTCGGCAGTCAGCTATATATACTTCAGCATCCAAATGCTGTGTTTGATATAGCAAGTAGTGCTGTAACAGCATCTCAGTATGCAATTCCAAAAGGTTGGTCTGAGGATTTACTCGGCAACTTCTGGAGTGGTATACGACCACTTAACAATGTTCCTATCTTTGAAGATGGAAACTTGTCAACAAGTAGTGGTGATGATGCAATAGGTGTAATAGCTGATAAATCTGCATTAGCTGTACTTAATAGTTTAACGACTAAGACTGAAAGACAGAGAGACGCTTCTTTAAGGGCAACAGAAATCGTAATGACTTCTGACTATGGTGTGTTTGAACTTGATGACAGCCGTGGTGCACCTCTTACTTTTGATGCTGCTGCTCCTGCAACGAGTTAATAATGGTAACAGGAATAACCGAACATAATAAAATGAAGAAAGAGTTGGTTGATATTGGCTATTCACTTAAATATATGGATGAATGGCAACCTAAAACAACCTTATACAGGCATAAGCCTGCATTAGATATTAAAGGGAATATAGTGTTTGACGTAGGTACTTTCATAGAGAACGTACCCGGTAGTCCTGATTACACATTAAAGAAGGCTAAGATTGGTTTGTTCCAATGGCCTCCTAGTGATACATGTGAGTGTAGATGGTGCAGAGAGAGAGCTGCATCTACACTCAATCGAGACGAGAACGGAAAGTTTGTTAAGAAAAAATAGATTGACGTGTAACGATTGACCGAGCGTTAGTCTATAGTAAAATATCGGTTGGTCGCAGGGCTTGACCCTGTAATATAAATAGGAGGCATATTAATATGTCATTTCCACAGTCGATAATGGGTAAATATGGGTGGGAGAAAACAGTTACCACCTCTCAAAAACATAAACTGGGTACTCAAATGCAGATTGATGATAGAGAATTTAAGTACTATAAAGCAGGCGAGGCTATAACTGCTGGTTTGCTACTGATGCAACCCGCTGCAGTTGCAGCTCACGACCGTGATATAACTGTAACTACAGGTGCAGATATTTCAGTGGGAGATACTACTGTAAGCTTAGAAGTTCCAACTACAGACTTAACTAAGGATCAGTACAAAGATGGGTGGCTTATACTTAATGACATAGGTGAAGAAGGTCATATGTATAGGATTAAATCTCATCCTGCTCACGATGCATCTGACGATAACACGGTCATTATCACACTTGATGAAGAAGATGGTTTTGTACATGCTATCTCTGCAGGTGCTTCAGCCATTCAATGTGGACTAGCAGCTAATCCGTACCTTTCATCAACGATTTACCAGCATGATGCTATAGTAGGATCCCCTCTTGGGTGGAGTGCTTCTGATGTCGCATCAGGTTCTTTCGGATGGATGTGTGTGAAGGGTCTAACAATGGCTCTATGTAATGGAGCTATTACAATAGGATTACCAGTAGTTGCAGCTAACGATACGTTAGACGGTGCTGTTGAAGCCTTAGATTCTGATGATGATGCAGAAGGTACTATAGTTGGATACATGGGAAATACTGTTGGTGCAGATACTGAATACTCGCTAATCAAAGCAAACATACAGTAATGACTACAGACTTATGGACACCACAGGGGGTAGTTAAATTAAATACTACCCCTAGTGGGTACAATGCAGAAACCGGGGAAAGAGTAGTTACTCATACCTTTCGACTTGAAGATAAGGAGACAGGTAAGAAGACTATTATAAAGATCCTAGCTGATGACTATACGGATCCTGCACATATAGAAGATATGGCAGCCCAATCAGCAGAGACCTGGTTTAATGAAGTAAGAGCAAAGGGTAGTAAGAAGGCTCCTACTGTTAGCCAGAGAAAGGAAATAGGAAAGATTCTTGATGATATCAGAAAGAACTTTAAAAAGAGAAGACAGAGTAGCAATAATAAGATACTCTATCAGTCTATAAAATAAGGGGAGATTTTATGACAACAGAACCTAAGTCAATTAATATTACAAACGATGATGTACAGTCAGTACTCAATACTGAGGCTGGTAAATATCAGTTGCAGATAGCTGCTCTTAGTAGAACTCTTGGTGAACAACAAAAAGAGATTGAAGAACTAAAGGAGAAGTCCTGTAGCTGTAACGAATCGGAGGAAGAAAATGCCGATTAAAGTTGGGAAGCGTACTTTTAAAAAGCAACCTAAAAAGGCAAAGGCTTATGCCAAGAAGACTGGCAAGAAGATGACAAAGTTAAAGTATTAATTGGCTCCTATGGAGTTATTAAATGCCTACAATTCAGGGACGGACACGTAAAGAATTACGCCAGAGTATTGGCTATAACCTAGGAGCCATGCGTATAGGTGAAGTTACTACTACTGCAAGCGATACAGTCACTCTTATAGATTCATCTCTTACTACAATTATAGGTGGAGATGATGAACATAAGGGTAAGTGGATAGTATTTACTTCCGGTAGTAATGACGGTGATATAGCAAGAGTAACAGATTACACAGCATCTAGTACTACACTAACATTTGTTGCAGGACAAGGTGATACTATAATAGCTACTGCTGATGGGGATTCATACGAGTTATGGGATATGGATTACAATCCAGACATGATCCATGACATGATAAACCAAGCAGTAATCAACGCTACAGGACACGTATATGACCCCGTAGAAAAACTGGATTTACACTCTAATGGTAGGCAATTACGATTTGACGTACCTTCAGGGTTGTCTATGGTTCAGGATATATACTTCCGGGATAAGGTGGACTCTACTACCTTACTCAATCTAAATGATACCCTTGATGAGTCTACAACTTTAATAACAACTACATTAAACGGTGCTATTAGTGATGCAACAGCTACTTCTGTAACCGTTACTTCTGCTACTACATTAAGAGCTAACCAAGTTATAACAGTAGGTTCAGAAGAGATGTCTATAAGTAGTATCTCTTCTAATACATTGACAGTTTCAAGAGGAGCAAACAGTACTACCGCAGCTACACACTCTGACGGTGCTGATGTTCTTATATATCCGGTAACTGACACAGAAGATAAAAAGCAGGGAACTGCATCTAATAAGTTTATAATTTCAGCAAGTGGTGGAGCAGGTAATATAGTAACAGACTCCATAACAAGCAAAGATATCAGTAAATATGACTACTTAGAGGGTTGGGCTAAGATTACAAGAAGTAGTGGAACTGCCACTGAAGCAGGAGATTTGCAGATACTACTTGATGACACGGCTAATTGTGTAAGTGTACTAGAAACACTTAGTCTTCCTATTCTTAAGGATGATACTTGGACATTCTTTAGGGTTAAACTAGGTAATCCAGAGCTAGATACTGCAATAATATCTATAGGTTTAAAGTACACTACAGACCTTGGAGCCTGTACTATCTGGCTAGATGACATCAGGGTTGTAAGAAACGACTCTGCTCAGTGGGAGAAAGTACCTAGAAATCTATGGAAAATAGATAAAGAATCTAACGATATAGTATTTGATTCTTATTTCAAATCACTTGCATCGTATAAATTATTGAAGTTAGTAGGTGGAGAAAAGCCAGCTCTATTGAGTGCTGACTCTACTGCAAGTGAGATAGACGATCAGTATATTATAGCTACGGCTACTGCTTTTGCACTATCTTCTGCATCAGGCGGGCCTGCTACAGACCCGGATGCACGCAGACAACAGGCTGCTTTCTGGTTCGGTATATCAGAGCAGAGTAAACGTGCCTTCCCTATGCTTAGAAACGTAAGGATGGTTAGTTAATGGCTAATAAGGTAGTATCTCCAAATGAGATATATCTCAACGAAACCTATTTCCCTATAGAACGTCCTGTACAGAGCGTACTTGCGTCTATATACCCAAGTAAGGTAGTCATAGGTGATACCAGTAAGGACTCACAGTTACGGTCATCCATCATAGCATGGTCTGACTGGCGTGGTGGCATAGGTATAGACAGGATGGAAGGTGGAGAGGTTAATAGAGCATGGTGGAGTGACTGTCAGCTTAGATATAAGAATCATTTAGTACTTGGAAACTATGCAAACGCAACAGATACCCATGCACACGGACTTGTAAAATCAGGTGTAGGTACTGGAATAGCAGCCATAACTGAGTTTAAAGACAAGATATATGCCGTATGGAACGGTAGTATATCTGAATCTCCAAAGATATTTGTATATAATAATGCATCAGATTATTGGTGGGATGGTAGGGTAGCAGATCAGGCTATAGGAGTTAACGGAAGCGATAGCTTTGGAGTTCCTGACCAGGTAACAGATTCTCTAAACTTTACCGATAGGTCTAATAATAACTACCTTGTACTTGCACATTATGACAGTAACGGAACTGGGTATAGTTATGCTACTGTTCCTAGTTATGACGGAAGTAGTAATGCCGCATGGACTAACGATGCTAAAGATACCAAGTACCTTGCAGAATGGGATGGTAAGTTATGGGGTATATCTTATGCGGGTCAGCTATGGCACGCAATAACACCCGGAACAGAGACAGATGATGCCCTTTTACCTCTACCTGAAGGGTATGTAACAGGATTATTTGTAGCTAGAGATACACGTGGTGAGCCTATATTATATGCAGCTACAAAGCAGGGATTATGGGCACATGATGTCATGCACGCTAAGTTTGTACAGACAGAAATGGATTTTCCTTTTCATCCACACGCTGGAAAAGGCACTACCAGGTGGCGTGACAGTATATATTTCCCCAGTGGATTAGGATTATACAAATATATCAACGGATCTAACAATGCCGTACTTACTGTTGTAGGGCCGGACAGAGATGACGGTCTACCCACTGATAATAGAGGAACTATAATGCTTGCAGAAGGTACTCATAATGAGTTGCTGGTAGGCGTAGATTCTACTACAAATCCCACAGTTACATCGACTGATAGTGTTCCATATCAGTGGAGTATGCACCATTTCGGCTCTCCTGTTATAGATAACGCTTCAGGATACAGCTCTATACTTGGATATAACGATTTAGGGTGGGAAGCTAAGTGGGTAGCATCTACCGCAGGTAGAAAGATAGATGCCATGCACGTTTCCAATGCATACTCTGATGTGAATGAAAATTATAGATTATGGTGGGGATTTAATGACAGGGTATATTATATGAAGCTACCTGTAGATATCATAAACCCCTCTAAGGTTACAGAATTTGAGTATAAATCTTCAGGAGTACATGAGACTCCTTGGTTCAATGCAGGACAGAGTGAGATAGATAAATTAGCATTAGAGTTAAAGGTTGAAACACAGGATTTATCTACCAAAGAAACTGTACAGGTTCAATATGCTACTGATTATAATGAAAGCTATTCAAGTTTTACCGATAGTTCTGGTGATGATATCAGTACTATAACAAGTACAACCCTTGGAACAACATCAGGAATAACTGAATTTTCGTTTAGGGATGGTAGCAATAATCCTATAGGTAAAAAGTTTAGATCTATCAAGTTCAAACTAACTCTCGCTAGGTCAACCACTACAAGTGAGGCTAACTATCTAAAAAATAGCCCTGATGTAGTGTCTATGACCTTGATATGGAGAAAGAAATTAGATGCTAAATGGGGGCATCAGGTGGGTGTAAGTCTAAACAGAGACTATAAAGGCAAGACTCCCAAACAACTTAGGTCAGCTCTCATATCTGCAATAGAAAGCAGTACGTTGGTAGAGTTTACGTTCAGAGATGACGATAGTACCAACAGAAACTACTATGTAGATGTCACTTCTGCTACCGGACTGGAGTCTACAGGCTATGACGAGAGGGGATCAAGTACAATAATGCTGGTGGAACCATGATAGTAAAAAACAGTACAACAACAGTCAGTACAGCAGGTACTGAAGTACAGCTTTCCAATACTACTAGCCGTGTATTGTGGATAAAGGTCAAGGCACTCGCAGCAAATTCAGGCATAGCATATCTAGGTATAGCAGGAAGTATAACTTCAGCTCTGGGATATGAATTGTCTGCAGGTAATGAGATTGAAATCAACTTTGCTGACATAGGTGGAAGTATATTATTTTCTACATTATGGGCAGATGCAGCTACCAATGGTGATAAGTTAGCTTGGATAGCTGTAGTGGATGGATAGATGACTACTCAAAACTACAATGACATAGAACTTCCTCCCGATTGGGAAGGAAGTAAGCCTGAGTACCTTTGTTATACAACTCTCATATCGTTGGGTAAGCAGCCCAATTCAGATTTTACATACCAGTCCCCATTAGAAGGTGGAAGGCTCCAAAAGGGTGGTATGATAATAGATTTTTTATTTGATAATCCTCCGGACTTGGCAATCAACGTACAGGGGGTGTATTATCATTATGAGTTCGGTGTTGAAACAAAAGCCAGAGACTTAATGGCTAGAGCACAACTTGCCGGACAGGGAATGACGTTGGTATTTCTTGATGATGATGACCTTTTACGTGATGCAAAATGGCACGTAGAAGAGGCACTAAAATATAGAGATCATTCACAACTAGGAGCTCTCGGAGGTTAATATGACTATTAATTTAAAAGGAAATTTATACCAAGATGACGGTGATGCCGTAAGCGATGCGACAGTACAGGCTTTAACGGCAGGAACTACTACAGTAATAGCCACAGATACTACAGATAGTGACGGTGCGTGGGATTTTGATGGCATTGCAGAAGGTAAGTACGATGTAAAGATTTCAGCAGGTACATCTGTTAGATATATTAAATGGAATGATGAAATATCTCTTAGAGAGCTCGATGTACGTAATGATAACGGTAACACAAGACCTGCTGCTACGTTCACAAACCTCACTAATAACGCAGCTAATCAGGTAGCTGTATTCAGCGGTGCTAATACTACCAGAGCAGACGATGATGAGATATATACTTCCTTTAAGCTGGCAAATAGTGCAGCAGAATTGATTGAATATGGACGTATGACTGTTGTTGCTAAAGATGTAACAGATGGTACAGAGGATGGACAGATTGAGTTCGATGTCATGAAGGCAGGAACCCTTACCAAGGTATGGACAATCACATCAAGTGATGCTGCTGCTATGTCATTCGATATGAACGTAGATTCTCTGACTATAGGATCAGGTGCAGACACAGATATATCCCTTACCTTTGATGCCAATACAGCAGATGGTGTAATCACATGGATGGAAGATGAGGACTACTTCCAGTTCTCTGATGAAATACTTATGAATAGTACCGAGAAGATATTGTTCGGTGATACTGCAACATTCATACATCAATCATCAGACGGTGTTATGACTATTGATGGAGAAGCAACTATAGATCTTAATGCTTCTACCGCAGTTCTAGTAAGCAATGACTTAAAACTGAACAGCGATTCTGCTGTTCTAGGATTTGGAGCAGATAACGATACCACGTTAACACATACAGATGGTACTGGCTTAACTCTAAATTCAACCAATAAATTAACCTTTGGGGATACAGGTACATTCATACACCAGTCTTCTGACGGTGTACTTACAATTACGTCAGACACTACAGTAGACATCAACGGTGCAGTAGAATTTGATGGTGCTTTGACCGGTATAACAAATATCACGTTATCCGGTACACTCTCAGATGGTAACTATACGTTTGATACCAGCGGTAATGTCAGTGGTCTTGGCACTGTCAGTTCAGGTACTATTACAACCTCTGGAAATATAGAGCTAGGTCATGCTAGTGATACGACTATTGCTAGGTCAGGTTCTGGAGCAATCACGGTTGAAGGTACGCAGGTACTTCTTGCAGGAGCACAAACAGGCATTACAACAATAACTAATGCAAGTTTAGTTGTTGGTAGAGATGCAGACAACGATATAGATTTCACTACTGACAATAATATTAGGTTTAGAGCTGGTGGTGAAGACCAACTTACATTAACTGATGGAGCTTTAACTCCATCTTCTAATGCTATTGTGGATTTGGGAACCGATGCTCTTGAGTTTAAGGATGCATACTTTGATGGCACGTTAGAAGCTGATGCGATTACCATAGGTGGAACTAACATAGTAACGGGTAGCCTCATAACTACCCTAGGTACTATTAGTGCAGGTACTTGGAACGGCACTGCAATTGCTTCTGCGTATCTTGATTCAGATACAGCACATTTAAGTGGAACACAAACCTTTACTGGAGCAAAAACCTTTACTGATACAGTTACCGTAGGTGTAGACGATGATGGAAAAGATGTTAAGTTCTTTGGGGAAACTGCCGGCTCATATATGTTATGGGATGAATCAGAAGATGATTTGATATTAGCAGGTGTGCCGAAATTATTTATAGGCGATACTGCCAATTCCAATCAGACTATAGGGCTTACTATAAATGCGGCAGGTAATGAAGGTGAAATAATAACACTTAAAGCTAGTGACTTTGGTGGAACTGATGCAGACGGAAGTGGTCATGATATGACTGCTAAAACAGAATCTGACACCTATGGGTTTATAGGAAAGTCAAGTAGCACCCAAGGTGGATTAGTATTAAAAGGTTATTCATCTGCTAAAAGAGGAATGCAACTTGTTGGGGCAGCTACTACAGATGATACTGCTAAAGATGTAAATGCTAACTCTCATGTAGTAATCCGTTGTGAGACATATGATGGAAGCACTAGTGTAACTACTCCGGGTACTGATGCCAATCTATTAACTGTCCGAGGTCCCGGTGGTACTGTTAGGTTCATTTGGGACATAGAAGGCTCTGCTCACGCTGATGTTGAATGGACTACATACGATAAAGAAGATGACCTTGGATTAGTTAAAGGTATGGAACAAGAGTTACTTCTTAGAGAAGATGAGGGACAAACAGAGCGTAGAAAATATTTAGAAACAGTAGGCATTATTGGTAAAAACTCTTGGCATATGGAAAACGGCAAACAAAGAGCCATGATTAATACAACAAAGCTATCCATGTTACATCATGGTGCTTTGATACAGGTAGCAGACAAGCTAGATAGATTATCAGAAGAAAATAAACAGCTACGACAAAAGCTAGAAGCCTTGGAGGTTTAACATGGCAGTAACAATATCAATAGAATTAAGTGATGCAGAATATGCTACAGCACAGGCAGCATTTGCTACTGATGACGGAGATGGTAACGCAGTAACTATAGATGCAGCTTATCTAAAAGCAAGGTTGGTTAACGTACTGACTGCTAGAGTAAGGTCTTACGATGAGGGTAGGCAATCAGTATCGTATTCGAGTTTCTCTCCTAGCTAGTCATGGATATCCAACAATTGGTAAATTCTATCTCAGACTTAAGGTCAGACATGGGTAGGCTTAGAGGTACGATAGGTGGCATGGATACCATGCTATTAGGCATAATGATATTACTTGGTGTAAACTGTATTGCAACTATCATAATCGGAATAGCAGTGTGGAATAATGGTGGATAAAGAGAAGAGTAAAGAGGATAAAAGTTCAGCACAACTAACAGGTAGAGAACTAATAATACTAGTGATCTTTGCCCCGGTAGTTTTTACGTGGTTGTTCTTGGGTGCGAGGATCATATGGAGTGCATCATCCAACCCACAAACCCTGGATTCAATTGAAGGTTTGTTAACGGCACTAGCAGTACTGACTATACCAGTATCAGCAGGGTTAGGAGAGCTCTGGAAATTAGGAGGTAGTAAAGATGAATAAGAATTTTTGGAATAAGATAATATTTGTAATCAAAGGTAGGAAATTAAAACTACCTACCGTTAAGATGCCGTCCGTAAAGGCTCCAGAGATGGCGAATGTTGACACGCCTAAGATAGGTGGGTTGAAACTGCCTAAGTTCTCAGGGTTCAACCTTAAAGGCAAGACATCAGCTATCATCTTTGGCTCTATACTAGCCAGTACAGCACTTTTATCCCTAGCCATATACTTTTCTATAGCCGGTGTGGTTCAGGCACCTATGTATCCCGAATCAGGGATGTATGATGTGGCTGGTACACAACAGCTAGGCTTTGTGGAGCTCACGGTAGGGGAAGAAATAAAGGATCAGACACAAACGCTACAGATTAACATAGGCGGCAGCATAGTAAGTGATTTAACTTTCAAAGATATGAATGTAGGGGCAGATAGTGGGGTTACATATGCTATACAGGTGGATAACACGGACGGAACTGGTGCTAAGATTCTATGTGAGAATCTATTACTTCAAAATATAATCGCACCATCACTCAGATTTAATTCAAGTACCGCATATAATTTATATGTAAGTAGTACAGTAGCTGACGGATTCTCAATTACACCCACGTTAAACTCAGACCCGGTTGACTACAGGTTCGGTTCAGATCGTGGTGCTCTGAGCGTGCCTGAAGCATCTGGGTCTGATGTTGACCGCATAGTAGTGTCTACTGGTAGCAGTACATCTACGGTGGGTAACATCACGTTTGAGAATATACGAAGTAAGAACCCTATAGACATACAGGACATAGCCTGTAGTAACGTGACCATAAAGGACTTGATAATAGGGGACGGCACAGGTATAGATAGTGCCAGTTTCGTATTGGGAAGTACCGTTAAGACACGGTCACTTAGTTCTGTGGGGAATACTGAAAGGAATATAAGCGTGAAATGATATGGCGAAATATAGTCGTAACTGTGTACTTGATAATTTGCATATACGACTTTATGTTAGTGCCTATCTATTATGGGGTAGCAAGAATGGGATTAGATCTAGCTGATTATATGAGTCATCTACAGGAGATCGAAGATCCTATGGTGCAAATGGAATACTTAAAAAAATTGGTTTCGCAGCATGAACCTAACACATTGAAGGGCGGTGGATTGTTTCACTTATCATTTGGTGCGATAATAACTGGAAGTGTATTTGGTAAAAATAAGGATTAGAAATGAAGAAGTTAGCAAAAGCATTAACGATAGTAGCAACAGGTGTAAGCACCTATGTATTGCTACGTAAGTACATAACAAAGAGGAGGGGTTACTATGTTTAAGGCAATCAAGTTAGCATTGAAGTACAAGGATTTGTTGGAGCCGGCAATCGAAATGATTACGGTAGTTCAGAATTCTGTGAGTGACGGCCAACTCTCTAAGAAAGAGAAGTCAGCCATCATGTCACAGATGTGGGTCATCATTAAAAAGGTTCAGTTAATTAAGCAGAAAGCCTCTTAACCCATCCGGGTGGATGCTCATCTTTTTACTAATTGTACTAACAGGTTCGGCATAGCCTAATACTTTGGCATGTCCTAGTTCTTTAGTTCCGCCACATTGTAGGCAGGAATAATAGCAATAGCTTTTCTCGTCTTGCCTAAAGATTATATTCCCACCACATTTATTACAGTTCTTTTCTCTAATAACATAATCTGATCTCACTTAGAATCTCCTATCATGTTGTCCTCGTATTCCTCTACCCAGGACAGATTGATAAGCCATCGTTCCCCAATCTTGTTTGCAGGTATGTCTCCAGACTTGCATTTCTTCCAGATGAAATGTCGAGAGCATCCCCATCGGTCAACGAGGTCTTTGATACTGATTAATTTTTGTTTGGGTGGTTGTTCATTTTCTTTATTCATTTAGAATCTCCTTCTTTTTTTAGTTACTGTGAATACCATCTTTGCTTCTTCTCCAAATCGATAGACCAACTCATAGCGTAGGCGTACTGCGGTATCATCTACAAGCACACCCCCATCTACAAGTCCGTCTATGTATGGCTTGGCTGATGCCAATAAGTTATCCATGTCTCTGTTCTTTCTCTGTCTATCCTTGAAACCTGCAACAAACTCTATCTTTAATATCGCAGCTTCATAGGGTTCGTTTGGTATATGTACTGGATTGTCCTTATCTTTAAGGGCAGCCATCATGATGTCTCTAGCGTTTCTCTTTGCCTCTGACTTCTTACCCCAATGCACACGAGCATTAGGGTTAAGGTCAAAGCTTGGTAAGTGAGGTATCTCTACTATTGTTTTCATCATTCTCCTTCCACGAGGATAATACCAACTGCATCATCATCATCCTTTTTCCAATCTTTATCTATCTTAGGAAATAGACGGCCAGAAAGATCACGTACTTTATCTATATGACCACCCCATACAAGTTCATCTAACAAACCATGTATTTCCTTAGCATCTTTAGCTAGCATATTAAAATGATCTTTCAATTCATCAAGAGTCATACTCTTTTGCCAATCTTCTGGCAAACCAAACCTTTTGTATCCTTTTATTTTAATTACCATGCGGGCTCCTTATCTTTGTATTTATATTCTCCAGTACCTGCCTTCTCCCAATACCCATCCTTGTCTACGTTCTCTGATAGCCTGGCCCTAACTGTGCCGGGTCTAGACCCACAGGCTTCTGCTATATCTTCAACAGATATGGCCTGGTACTGTCCGGTTGGCTCAATCTGGTCACTTAAGAATATCTTTATTCTTTCTACCAATGGTAGTGCGGCTCTAGTATCTGCATCTTCTGTTACGTCTGCCTGTTCTACCTTGACAGACTGAACAATCTCGTTGGCATCTTCTTCAAAGATAAACTCTAGGGCAAAAGGCTGATGCTTCTTACTCATGTTTGTTTTCCTATGATAGAAGCCTATCCTGAGTTTGTTGTCTGCTATAGTCTTGCTTGCCCTCATCTCCCACACATTACGTGCTTCAGCTACGGTGTACGTACTACCTATAGGGCCTATGGCTGACTGCTTGGCAACGTGGTCAATCACTATGGATGTGATCCTAAGTGAGCGTATGGAGTTGAATAGCTGTACGGTAGTATCAGCTTCATTGATGCGACCACCTACGGCTGCACCCTTACTGTCTACTATAATCATGTCAGCTTTCTCATCTGCTATACGCTTGGCTATGGTATGTACGTTGTCATTGAACGGCCCATCCATATACTGGTAGCATAGTTCGGGAGTCTCTATGCCTAGACCGGAAGCCAGTGCCTTGAGTCGTTCATCTAAGTTTTGTTCACCGTCTTCCCAGTCCAGGTATAGTATCTTCCCCTTGAGGGGGGTCAGGCCTACGGCTGATATCTCCTCAGTAATCAGCAAAGACAGAAAGAGAGACACGTAGCTTTTACCTATCCCTGATTCTCCATATAGTATTAAGGGTACATCTCTTCTAATCAAAGGGTGCAGAAGATAGGGTACTTCCTTGCGTGGTTCTAGTTTACCTATCTTCACTAAGGGGTGACCCTCTCTATGCTTCCTCATGCTCTTAACACATACATATTCGATAATTGATTCCCAGTCCGGGGTATCGAGTCTTGCTTTAAGTATCTTTGCTATCTCTGATTTAGATCTAGCAGAAGACATGTTCTGTCGTTGGGTTATTATGTGTGAGTTACTTAGGTCAACATATTTGGTAGGGTCTGCTACCACTGTCATGTCTCCCATAAGGTTGCCATCTCTTTCCCGGAATTTCTCCATTGTTATAGAGATGCCTTCATCCTCAAACTCATACTTATGATACCCAACCATTAAGGTTTCTTTTATACTCATACGTCTATTCCTTTAAAGGTTTGTTTATCTTCTCTTGGCTTGGGTGGTATGTACTTCTTCTGTTCCTTATGTATGTTCATCTCCAGAGTACCTTCTTCAGTAGATAACTTACTGACTAGATCCTCTAAAGCGTTAGCGATGCGTGCTGCCTGCTGCCTAGAATGACAACCCCCACACCATAAGGAAGTGTGGGGATAGTCTAGTTCAGGACAGGAGTTTACTCTGTCGTTATGCATTGGATACCTTCTTCTTTCTTTCCTTCTTGTCGAACACACTATAGGAAAGTTGAGTATACAATGAACACATTGTATTGAATACCAACGCTGGTTTTTCCCAATCGGTTATAGTCTTTACCTCAAACTCCTCATCAGTCTTGGATAGCCTGACAACTGCACCTGATATACCACCGTATATGTCAGCCAGTTGTTTGTTGCCGTTCCATATAGAATGACAGTAAGCAGCTACTTGGTATCCAGCCTCATCATATATACCTGAGCCTGTCTTCCAATCAAACACTACTAACTTGTGATCAGGTGTAAGTCCAACTGCATCTACTGTACCTGCATAAAGAGGTAGATTGAATTTCTTAGCACCCGGAACAGCCGGGTCTGGAACATATCCGTCTATGTAGGTAGCAAACTCTGTCTCAAGGAACACCATGTCCGGGTAGTTAGCCGTGATAAACACTAGCCAATTATCAAACGCCTTTGCCACCTCAGTATGCAAAGACAAAGCATCGGGGCGAAGTTGATACATTTCCTCTCCAACTTCTGACCATTCGGTATAGGGGTTGTCCATCTTGTACCTGATTGCTTTGTTAATTAGGTCATGTGCTTGAGTACCTATCTTACCCGCATGTTTGAACTCTTCACTCGGTGCAGACTTGATATCCTTTATGAACTCATCTACTGGAGTATCATGTCTTGGCTTGTATTCGTTTTTCCAATGTTCTCCTGCCTTCTCGGCTACCTTCTTTGCATACCATTGGGGTAGTGCATGTTTAACTGTAGTGTAGGATAGTATGTGTGTAACAGAAGGATACATTGCTACTGCACCTTCTAGTTCATACCCCCTACCTGCACCACGTTTACTTGTTACTCTCGTCATGTAGGTTTCTCTCGATATATCTTTACGAGGCCAAACCTTTATCATCTCTCGTGTTTCTTCCATTGTTTATTTTTTCTCCTGTCTAAAATCTTCTGGTGGTTCTAGTCCTTCTTCTAATGCTTTATCTTTACATGTTTTAGCCGCCTTCATGTAACCGTTACCTGTTATGGATACGTAGTCTTCAAGTTCTTTAACACCCAACCATCTAACTACATCGTCCATAGACCATCCACACTTTTGCATGTATTCAACAAAGGATGATCTCGACTTGAGTTCCTTTGGTTGCTTGTAATCCCACTCAGCATTATCTAATGAGGATTCTTCTGGCTTATCGTCAGGTCTTATCTCTACTATCTTTGCACCTTGCTTGGATGCTTCCTCTACTAGAGGTGAAGCTTTAAACCTACCGTAGAATACATCTAGTATCTTTGGATACAACAGACTTGCGTTATACACATGTTCCTCTAGAGTATCTCCACTTGTTTGTTCAAAGGCTAACTTCAGGGCTATCTCCTGAACTATTATCCTATCCTTCTGACTAAGTTCTTCTTCCTTTATTAATCCAGTAGCTGATGGTGCTTGTACTGTTGGCACTACCTTTGGCATGTCAGTGGCTACGCTGCTGGCGGATTTGACTGAGTCAAGGAAAGATTCTTTCTTTATGTTCCTTTCGTCAACCACACCCTCGAATATCGCTACGTTATACCAGAAGTCTGAAGGCCATGAGCCATCCTTACCATCCTTTAGGCTGCTCTGTACAAGTTTAACCTTGAACCTTGCACCAGACGTTGGATCACCCAATGCTTCAGCCTGTTCTGGTGTTAGGTGTAGGGGCATAGGCCAATCCTTTGTTATCCCCGGTACCATAGCACGTATCATCACGCCACCGTCAGGTTTGTTAACCTTCTCTCTGTATTCTATTTCTATTGTT